GCCCATATCATTATTTGAAATCATTCCCGTAGCCGCCGCAGAGAAAATAATAGCTGGACCGAAGGAATTGACATTATTTCTCACGAGGCATGACAAATGGGCTACGCCTGAATTAATTGCTCCGACATCCCATCCATTACTATCATTCATGCCATTGAAATTATTATTTTCAATCACGATATAATGAGCTCCAGCAGCCTCAATTTCAATCGCAGCGTCAGGGCCATTAGCCGTAACGTAAAACCGACACCCACGAACAGTCGTATGTAGACCGGCAGCAGGAATAGTAATTGTTTCTTGGTCGTATATACCACACGCAAAAGTGCACCCACGCACAACCAATCCGGCAGCCCCGGCATTAATGCGCGAAGTCGTCCCGGAAACAGTCGAGATAGGAAAATGAATATTTTCGATTGTCACATTTGCTGCGGTGACATTAATGCCATCGATAGCGGCACTGACTATAATAGCTGATGGATTAATAATTCCATTCCCATCAACTCCAGTGAGAGTCACATCGGTCTTCGACATTGCAAGAGCCGCTGTAACAGTGACACTTCCGGGTAGCAGAGCAATCGTATCGCCCCGACCGGCAACGCATTTTGTGATTGCTCCCGAAATCGTGGAGAGGGCCTGCTTCGGACTCAGGCCAGAATTATTATCACTGGCCCCCTTGCCTTTATAGGCAACGGTCCCACCGCCGACAAAGAAAACCTGACCTCCAGGCTTGTCGAGGTTTACCCATTCATTATGAACTACTGTGAGGTTTGCCATCGTACTTCCTTTGTGTGTGGGGGTTTTGGTTTCCCTACTCCCCCCTCCCTTACTTAAACCTCATAGTCCTTCTATGAGGCGGAATTGGAACACTCAGACGCCTGGGCTTCCGAAGATGCCACGAGGATCTGCCCAGCCGCTCGACTCAGCAAACATCAGACTGAATCGGTAGTCCTTCGTATTAAAGTCGAAATCGTAATCCGACCAAGGAGCCTCACGTTCATAGACGCAAAGGCGATGTTCGCTTTTATCTGCGAACAGGAACCAAGCATCTGTATCGGTGAGATAGTTCCATACGCACGGCTCCAGACCAACATCGGCCTGGGGATTGACGGCGTTGGAGTCGTTCTCAGGATCGTACTGCGACTTCAACAAACGATGGGCATTAAAACGGTTCTCTTTCGACACTACGAGATATCGAGGCTCAACCTGGACTCTCTTACCGCCACCATCGCGGATATCGGAGAAGTCAATCTCAGCCTGTTCCAGAGAGGTCATCGACAGATCTGCGGCATTCGTCAACTCGTTTGAGTAGACAGTGCCGTTCTCGCGGATATGATTTGTGGCGCAGAGTTCCTTGCCATCAGGACCAGTGTAGGAACTACTGAAGGCCCTGTTCAGATGGTTGGAACGAAGAGTCTCACGGGTAGCGCGAGCCTGACGAGCAGACTCTTCCGCGATCTCATCCATCGTACCAGACATGTCGTCACGCAAAAGATTGCGTGTGACCCTCTTTGCCAGACCGTAGTCGAGATGTGTGAAGGTCTTACGGAAACCTTCGTTCAACTCGTCGTACTCAAGAGCCTGACCTTCGAGTTTCTGTGGCATGATTCCACCACCACCAGCGGTGACGATGTCTTCCTGGTACTGAGATGAGTCCTTAATGTTCAACAGCGTCTCCGACTTCTCAGGGCGTTCCATGAACTGATAGAACAAGTATTCATCGAAACCCCGAAGAGTCGTGGCGTAGGGCCAATCAGATACGGTATGAATGTTAGCCATCTCTATAGTCCTGTGATGAGTTTGAGAAGACCCTCACCCGTATTGATGACGCACTTGTACTCTGCGTTCGCCGCTGTGATGTCGTTATCATCACGGCGAACAAAGTCCAAGAGCTTGAATCCTCCTGTCGCGGTGGTGCTGATTGCGCCTATATCCAACTCATGCCCAGAAATTCCGGTATTAGTATCCCCGGCTCCTGCAACATGGTCAGCATTGGCGAAAAGATCCGTCTGTGCCACCGAGTCGCCCGTTTGCGCTTGGGCGATGTAAACCTGATCTGGGTCCCAATGGGCTAAGATCGTACCTGCGGTGGATGCGGCGATGATGTTCTTGTTGGTAGTTACTGTGACTCCACCAGCAACTGCACCCAAAAGCGCAGTATCACCGGCTGCGGAAGCGTGGACCGTTCCTGCGGTCAGGGCGGTAATCAAATCCCCGTTGAAAATCGCCGTCGCACTGGACGTTCCAGTGAGGAAGGGCTGGAGTCCAGACATTACCCCTGTGGCCTTAAAGCCAAAAGGAGTGTCGGCATTAGCCATGTTTCATACTCTCAGTTTGTTCAGGCGATTCCGCCCTCCCTAACCGAAACGCCATCTCGTGCCCGTGGATCGGATTGATTTCCACCCCAGTTATCGCGTGAAGATGCGGCACCGGATCGGCGCAGGAAAGAGGCCCGTGCACGAGATACCTGTCGTGCTACATCTGTGGTCGAGCCTTCCTTAACCATTCGGTCGTACAGTCCTTTTTCTAGAGCATCGGCCTGTACGTTCAACTCTTCCTTACTAGATGCCTGACCGGAGTCTTGCATAGCTCTTCGGTCACGCATTCGACTGACAACAGCGGATGGTATTCGTATAGCCACCATCTCACCAGCACGAGCGGTACCGTCTGCAGCAGTGGCAGAGGAGATATCCTTGCCACCCTGAGATACCGTAAGAACCTCCGCGCCTTTGTTCTTCCATTGGGCGATTTTTTCAGGATCGGCCCAACGAAGTATATCTCCCGAAGCCTCTGCTGCTCTCTTTACGTCGGGGTCGATATAAAGTCGGTCGAACTTGTCATACTCGTCTTGAGTAGACAATTCAAGGATTTCGTCGAGTGTTGGATCTACTGTGCGAAAACTAGCGTTGATATCATCTGCCTGAAAAGCGACCGTCACTTGCGTGGGGTGCATCTTCTTCAGGTGGGCACGCATTGCTATCGGGTTGGGTTTGGCTTCCTCTCTGAAGTGCAATTCTTTAGAGCAAAATGGGCAAACAGAACCATTTCTAGAGTAGGTATAGGCAAAGTCAATGCCCTTCTCTAGAAGGTCGTTATCCTTGACCTTCTCCGCTTCGTCAGAAGGATCGACTGCCGGCGCTTTGTCTTGTGCCATTATCGGCCTCCTGTCGCTGCTGAGTAATTCCGCATACTCATCTCTCTTGATTTTTGTACTTGTTCCGGTGTTAGATTCCGAAGACCTCGAATAGCTGAACTGGTTCTATCGTTATTGTCCGGCGATTCTACTGGTCCTCCACTTCTAGAGGACGGCTGCAAGGGACTCGGAGGAGTAGATCCTGGCTTTACATCGCCTCTCTCTACAGCCTCACGAAACTCTCTATCGAGCAGAAAACTCACGTTGTGCGGACTATTCATCACCTCTGGGTTCTCTTGCACCTTCTGCAAGACCCTTCCATGAATTTCCTGTCCCGCTTCACGAGACATAATACCACCTTCGATCCACTTATTGATCGAGCCGGTAAGTCCATACATAACCGATTGTTTCTGTTCTGAATGACCCTGTGCTTGTACGATCATATTCTGAACGTCCTGCTGATTCACGCTGCCTCGTTCTTTGGCAACATGATCTGCGTGTTCGTCCAGCATAGTTACCGCATTTGCCGCATCTTCATCGTTCTTTGCGTCTTGTGCGGCATCTCCAGTTTTACCTCCACCGCCCATCTGTCTGAAGAGATTCTCTCGATAGTCATCAGCGAACTGACGACCAGGGCGAGGCTCTTGAGGTTGGGCGGCTACTGCTGCGGCATGTTGCTGTTGTTGCTGTTGCTGCTGCCGAAGCACCTGGAGTTCTCTTTCTAGCCGTACTCGTTTTCCAGTCTCCTCCCTCAACCTTGAGGTAGGGACCATCTTCTCACCAGTACCCGAAGCTGGTTGGGTCGCGGGTGTTTCCGTGGCGGTGACCGGAGCCGCTGGAGTTTCGGTCGAACTATTGGCAGAACCCGAATCTGCCGGGGTTTCGGGCGTACGCTCGTCTGGCATTTCTTCTCCTAATACTGCTTCGCTGCGGACTTCGTGCCAGCCTTCTTGCCGCCCTTTTTCTTCGACTTAGGCGGTGATCCAGTGCTAGATCCGGTGCGTCGAGGCGCGTAGGAGCCGCTCGACTTATTGCCGGAGTAATCACCCTTCATAATAAACCTCCTACTGCAATTTTAGCCGGCTGCTTACGGAGAGCCCGCATATCCGCTAAGTACTTGTCAATCGCCCTCTTCTGTTGTGGCTGAGGGGTCATGCCGATAAACTCAAACATCCGATACAGAATCCTCACATATTCCTCAACCCCACAGCCCTCGTCTACTGATACAGGCCCATTCTCCGAAAGGGCGACGACCATGAAGGGATACTTCGATATCAGTCTATTCGCTATCGTCTGATCCCTCGTCAAGTGCTTTCTTTCTCTCGTTCTCTATCAACTGCCCTACCCGGTCAATCCCGTCCACTATTCCGGTTTGGTAGTTGAAGTTCGTCTCACTCTCACCTCTTCCGGTGGCTCTCAGCGTTACGTCCTCTTTCGCCTCCATGACCTTGATTCTATCTACAAGCCAGGCGAATGTTGGATTCGTATAGAAGTCAACTGAGGCTCTGTCCATCTACACTCCCTGTGGCATCTGTGGCATACCGTTGCCGTTGGATGAAGGGATAGCTCCCATCTGACCCATCTGTCCTACCCCCTCTAGAGCAGCGACGTTCCTGGCATTAGGCCGTTCTGCTGGCTGAGAAGCCTGCCCTTCTGGATTTGTGCCTGCTGCCTGCGCTGCCTGCGCTGCCTGCTGTTGCTGCTTCTGTTGCATCTGCTGCATGTGAAGTTGCTGATGGGCGGCAAAGGCACGGTAGTTGATAAACTTCAGGCCGGCGTATTCATCTGATGTGAGGAACTCGTTCAACTCCTGAAGGTGCTTCTGGTCATTGTCGTTCGGAGTAACAGGAGCCGGTCCACCTTCACCGAAGACGAATTGAACCATCTCGCCATTCTCTTCACTCTGAGTCTTTGGAGTGTTGGGTTGGACGGAGTCCTTATCGCCGATGTACTTCGTCGGGTTGGGTTCACCGATAGCATAGAGGTAGTTGTTCTCTGCCTCCCACCTTCTACCAGGATCGCCGTTAATCAGAGGAGACTGAGCCGCCAGTGTTAGAATGGCTTGAGCGCGTTCCTGTTTGATCTGTGAAGCCATCATCCCGGCATTTGCACCCAGGCGGAAGTCATACTCACCCTGAAGAATAAGTTGCTGACGGTTGATCTTCGTCCAATTCGTATCTCCAGTTAGACGAATCAACCTCTCATCAGGGCCGAACTGTAGTTCAAGGTTGTATAGCATGTGGCACAGAGTCGAAAAGGAGTCTGCGTCCTGCTGTAGGATTTCGGACATCCTCGAAAGTGCTTCCTGCTGGGTACCCACAAACCCCGTGGCATGTCTCGCTGCCGCGCCTTGGGTAGGTGAAACCCCAAGGAAAAGGTCTGTCACCCCGAACACTCGCTCTATGAGGCTATATAATAGTTGTTCCTCTTGGTGGTAGAACGAGGTGACATTCTGCATCTGGGGGAATTGCACATCCCCAATGTTGTCTACCGGTATCCCCTTGAGAGGGATAAGCTCAATATCATTAGGATCGAAAGCAGAGGATGTTCGGTAGAAGAAGAACGGTAGGTTGGTGGCGAATCCTACATCGACTCGCATGTTATGGATCGTGTCGAGTTCGGCTGAGAGGTGTTTGCCGATTTCCATAACGCCCATCGAGTAAAGTCTACCTGGAACACGATGGTAGTGCAGTTCCATCAAAGGTCGTTGACCGGTCCACAATACGTCTGAAAGCCTGAAAGCACCCAAGAACAACTGAGGCTTCACGCAGATAAAGATGATGCACTCGACCTCTTCTGTGATCTCGTTTCCATCTTGATCTACTGATTCAATCTCCCAAGGGGTGTAGCACTTGAGAATCTCGAACTCTGGATTGGGGCGAGCTTCAGGGGTCTGGGAGTTGACCTGAGACCGCTGTCTACCTTCATGGTGATCTTGCTGCCGGGATCTGCGAGAGTTGTTCTCGTACCCGCCCGTAGTAGATCTGTCTTGAGATGGGGCGGCGTCGATCCAGTCTTGCTTGTCGTTGAACTTGTCGTTGGAGTCTATGGCAGTGTATGAGTCTTGCCGCTTACTCCATATAAGCGAGAGGGATTCCATCTGCCTACAGAAGACGTAATCAGCACCGTGGGGATTATCAGGAGAGTTAGGTTGGAGGTTGGTCCCGTTCATGGGAGCGATTACGTCGTCGTAGCCAAGTCCGACTATGACTGGACCTTGATACTTGATCTCCCGCTTGATCTTACTCTCGTAGGGGGTTGTGACTACCGGCTTGCCGTCGTTTTCTGTGAGAAGTTCCGAGCCGGCAAACTGAGGCTCTGGTAAGCCTGACTGTTCCTTCTCTCGATAGGTTCGGTGGGTCGTGACGTAGTCTACCTCGGCTACGCCCATACCGTGGATGTTTCTAGTCTTAGAGACCATAGACCACTTCGCCCTAGCGTCTGCGGACTCAAGTGCCCACTGTACATACCCAGAGGCATGACGGAAGGCTTCCATGTCAGAGTCTTCCCTGGCCTCTCCTCCTACGAGTGGGGTTTGGCCCCATATGCCTTGTGTCTGGCGGGCTCCGATTGAATCAACGAGCCAGAAGGGCATCTGTACGTGAAGGTCGGCTGCGTTCGGCCACGGAAGATCACGAGCAGAGTAGATCCCGCGATGCATGGCGTCGTATTGTTCGTGGTCGCTTGCCCACGTCTGTCGCTGCTCAATCTCCCTACGGTACAAGCTGAGTTGAGTCTGGACGATGGTCTCCTGTTCCTCCTCCGTAAACTGGAGAGGTTCAGGGTCTGCGAATATACCTACCATTTACTTCTTTGTTTTGCGATGCTTGTTGTTCTGGTTCGCACGACTGGCCATTAAGCACTCCTTCAATAAGGCCAGGGGTGGAGCAGGCAAAACAAGACCCGGCCAGGGAATCGTTGTCTTCGCACTCCACCCCTGGCCAGGTCAGAAAAAGGAACTTGGGACGACTTTACTCACATCATACTAGGATGTCAAGTCATAAGTTTTACTACTTGCTGCCAAACTCCCACTCCGTGGAGCATGGTTCTAGCCGTATCTCTTCTGGCTAGACGGGTCTCCTCGTCCACAATCTCCTCGTTTAACTCCAGTCCCACTTGAAGGAGAGAGAGGCGGAATTTTCTCTTAAAATCAGGATCTAGAGATATTTCCTCATCTCCCTGTGCTTCTAGAGATCCTTCGTCGGCCTTCGTCCAGTCTATGGCCCGATACAGATCTCCCAGATTCTTAGTAGCCGGATTGAACAAAGGGCTTCTTTTTGGCCTGGGGCTTCGTATGGACTCGCGGATGGGAGTTCTCCATACCCATCGTGGCGTACCACATCGCCTCACAAGGGGCGTAACGACCTTGCCTGAAGCCGGCTTGCATCTTCTCCGTGGGAAAGTCGGTGGGCATGACGAACCTATTGGTAGTGGTTCCATCTAGAGACAGAATGGGTTCGTGGGTCTCTGGGTCTCTCGCAGGGGTGGTGGCGAGCATCTCCAGATCTCTGTGAATAGTAGTCTCATCAGGGCGGAGGTTCATGTACAGTCCCAGTCTGGTATCGAAGGACCTGAAAGACTTCCACCTGTCTCCAGCTATATGAGGGTTGTCTGTGGGGTACCGTGAGAGCCCTTCTGTTCTCTGCAGGGATTCCACCAGTGAAACAGGTGTGTCAGGCCCATACATCACCCTGCAGCGGAAGTCGTCCTTGAGGGTGACGCAGTCCTCAAACACCTCTTCTGCCAGATGCCCCGAGGTTTCAGCGAGGACGATGAATATCCTCTCCATATTCACCCTGCCCTTCTCTCCGTCTCTCTGCTCTCTGGAGGACCTCTCATCAAAGGTCCACAACCTCTCCCCCATCACGCAGACGTGTACCCCTTCCTCAAAGGATATCCCCATCACCGTGCGGGTGAGTTCGTACTCAAACACATCCGCGTCGGGTTTGAGATACTGAAGGACAAGTTTGCCCTCTCTCTGATCTGTGTTAAGGTGCCG